TGAGAAAAACTCAAACCGAAAATTTCCGATATTTATTAAATTACTACACTTTGACAATGTCTTTTTACACACTTTTCAACACTTCAGCTACTTTCCCAAAAATGGACCATGGCAAATTCGGAATGTTAAACCGTCTTAACCTCAGGCTAGCCGCAATTGAAAAGAAAAAAATATCTGAAGCTGGTTACGACGGCACACGTGAGGAAGCAATTGCTGCTCCTTCCGGCAAGACGAGCACACTTGCAAACGAAATTACTGATGAATTGGGTTTTGAAATTGATCACCGTGCGCCTACCAACACCCTTGCGGAGGGAACAATTTATGGCAGAAACGGTACATGGCGTGCGCTGGGCAGGGAAAACACGACCTCAGGACTAAACCCGTTGAGTCTCAACGAATCCGGGGCCATAGACCACAAGTGGCTCAGGGCTCAAATTAGAGAGCTCAACCCCTATGACGAAAATCGTGAGGCTAGGCTCAACAGTTTCACTACGAGTTGGTTAACATCGGTATGTTATGACAATGCCACAGCCTTACTGCTTGCGCTGGGGCAGAGGCTTGTGATTGCAAGGGCGGCTGAACTCGCGGGAACAAAGGTCGTCCGGCTTGTAATACTTGAAAGCGAGTATAAGGCCAATGGTTTGGCAACTCTTCAAAATATGGTTAACCACATATCTGAAAAACTACCCACGTTGTTTAATGGCGGCATAGACATAGCAAATCATGACGATCTCATATCTCATCTGGCCAAGCTGCTTATAACGAAGTTTAAGAAATTGCCCCCTCTAACTGAAGCTGAGCCAAAACGTGCAGCATATGAGGACGTGCGCTACTTCGAATGTAATGAATTTGATGATGGGCATTCGCGCAGTGGCCCTACTTTTGGAGACGTCTATGGTTTTTCTCGGAACAGGGCTCTAGTTCCGTTGAAGGCGTTTTTTGCCCAATATGGCGATGAGTCGGTATTCAAGGATGAAGGATATCTCTCTGTTCAGGATAATGAGCACGAACAGCTATTCTTTAATGCCAGGGGTCATGTTAACTTAGGCACCCTCACGCGCAGTGAAATTGTTTTCCTCGACTCAGTAATTAGAGGCAACACTCGGCAATCGCCTCTAATGGTTGACCAAACTTTTTCACTGCTTCCTGAAGGCAGTTACCTTATGGCATACAACTCTACGACCACGCGGATAGAGGATGAGGCCGTGGTCACGTCTACACTGATCAGATCAGTCATACGTAAACTTGTCAATAATCACAACTGGTATGAGGACGCCAGGACGGCAAATCTGTTACTCCAGCAATGGTCGGCCCAACCTGCCACCGAATCGGTCGAAAGCCATTGGTGGCCGTCACTAGAACGCGACCTGCGCGTGCCGACTTTAGGATTAGGCAGAGCGGCGATACCTGGTTTGATCGGGAAGTATGGCGTGAATGTGAGTAAGCAGGCGCTGATAGAGGGACAGGACCTATATGGTGACGATGACTCTAAGTTCGTGAAGGGCTTAATATTTAACACATTGTGGTACTGGGGTGAGTATTTGACCATAATGAATTCGAGCACAATGAAGCAGTTGGCCGATAAACTGAGATTTGGGGGAAAAGAGTGGCTCTCCGAGCAAGATAGGAGCTATGCGATGATCAGCGCTATCTCAGGCATGGCAGTTGATGCTCCCGCTTCGAACATATCATCAACGTCCATTGTCGGTGGTATTGAGTCACAACTGCGTAACAGAGTATCTTTCGGCTATATTGACACCTCAAGCATTGTGCGACACGGTTACAGCGTTAGCGGTAGTAGCTTAACTTATAACAGATTGGTACAACCAGGATCAACCTGTCTAATAGTTGGATTGAATGGCACTTTAATACGTTCGACGCCTTATAGTAGTGTCTTCTGTTTAGGGGCTGCGTCATCGGTCGATGTTAAATGGCGTACCACTATGGCATACACGTATAATGATATGTGGGCACTGGGTGTGGTAGCAAGGTGGCAGGGTTATGATGTCGATTATAGGTTGCCCGACCAGTCAGAAACGTCTAACAGGCTCCATGCTGCAAACGATTCGAGTGTAGCTTACCCGCCTCTGGTGCCTACTTTGGCCCAACGTCGCGGCTTCTACCCAATAGTAGATATCAAGCCGAGAAAACGGTGCTTTGGCACGGACACGGCTTCATTACACACATACAAAAGAACGTATGTCTGGACTCGTGACACGCCGACGGCGCTGGAGCAGTGTCGATTGGATGCCAGGCTAGTCGGTAGTGAACCGCCGAGCGCTGCCCATGCTTTGATGGTGGACTCGACCACCATAGCAACAACGTCAAAAAAGTATTATATCCGATCAGACTATGATCTGTCTATGTCGGGTTTTCACGTGACCGAGTTGGCGACGGCTATTACGCTGCCGGACGCTACGGTCGCGTTGGAATCGACGAGACTGGAGTCGATCGACGACTTACCCGTAGACCAGCACGAGAACTGAGTAGAAAAGGAGAGCCAAATGTCGCCACGGGTAGGGTTGTGGCTGCACACCTGAACACGATGGATGGTATAGCACGTTCTACGACGTTCGAGCGTGCCAGCTATTCTTTAGTAGAAATTATTCCGGGTATCGACATAAGAGGCCAATTCTTCTGTCCAACGTATGACGGGGCGATGCGTGTTTGCTCTGTGTACTACAGAGACTTACACATGTCGGCGATGTACCTCAGCCACGTGGAGTCTTTGCCTGCGCTATTACCGGCAGCCCGTGTAGCCGTAAGCCGGACTCAATTTGGTTATGATTTGTGTCCCTTAGGCTGTGTTTCGCAAAAGGAACACCTCGCATTCCTAACCAACTACTCCTCGGAGGACAGATACACGTCACGCCATTTTGAAAAACTAAGCGCGGTACTTGCTGGGCGAATCGAGTTGCCTCATGAGAAGGCCTCAGCAACACACTTACGGCACATCGTCCTAGCTGACATAGCCGCCGTAATGGCGGAGAGGCAGCAAGGCGTACCGGATTTGGGCAATGTGGCGTACCTCCTAGAAAACGCTATACGCGATGGCTGGGCGACAGAAACGTTTGTCGTCGGTATGATACTGTGGGTGTTAGCGCTGAGACAGCCTATACGTGGCTGGGTATTAGGATCGAAGTGGTGGCTGCAGGCGCATGCAAACATGAAGGAATACCACGACTTCATAAAAACGAAGCTGTCTCTACGAGCCAAAGCTCTACAGAATCTCGTGGGCGTTGACCTAAGTCAGCTGTTTGAGGTTGAGGTATTAGTTAACCGCGGTATGGGTCAGGTAGATTGGAAGGCCGAGCGTCTGCACCGTGTCAGGCCGAGCCTAGCAACTTTCGGGGTTGATGCCATACGTGCGGAGGCGTGCAAGCTGTTTACGAAGAGCAAGCAGCTTGGAGGAAAGCTGAGACCACGCGATTGGGGCAGTTACTGGGACACACGCTGGATGTGGGCCCCGACGGGAGCGTTCTTCTCTCAGCATCCTGAAGACAAAGCCTATCTGTCGAAAGACTTCTCTTCGCGCTCTAAATTCTACGCGCTGAGCAGCATGCCTGACTATGGACTAGAACATTTCTTAGGCCGACGCTGCGAGATACAAGCGAAAGCCAGCCAAAAATACGAGTGGGGGAAGATGCGCGCAATATATGGTACTGACGTGACTTCTTTCGTTTTGACAAACTTCTGTATGGGTGACTGTGAAGAGTTCTTGGAACCAGTATTCCCTTTAAAGGAAGCTGCGACATTAAGTCATGTTAAAGCACGAGTCAAAGACGTATTGAATAATGGGGTACCATATTGTTTTGACTTTGAGGATTTCAATTCGCAGCACTCTGGTGACGCAATGGAAGCGGTTTTGCTAGCATTCGGCGAAGTGTGTGAAGACATGATGTCACACGAACAGAGGGCTGCATTCGAATGGACTTGTGGTAGCATAGGCAAGCAGACAATACATTCGCCAGATGGTAAAGACTACACAACGAAACACACGCTATTATCGGGGTGGCGCTTGACCACGTTTATGAATACTGTGCTCAACTATATATACGTACAGCTTTGTAGTGAAGGTGAGTTGGCAGCGACCATTCACACCGGAGACGACGTGTTAGCGGCTGTTGAAAACCTCGGAGCAGTAGCCACGTTGCAGCGTAACGCTATCGAACACAATGTGAGGTTCCAAAGGTCTAAATGTTTTCTAGGCGGTCTGGCCGAGTTTGTACGAGTCGACCACCTTTCAGGTACCGGCGCACAGTATCTGGCTAGAGCTTGCTCATCTTTTGTCCATGGGCCGATGGATATGTCAATACCATTCGACCCCTTAGCGCAAGTTGAGGCCATGCACACTCGCACGCTAGAATGCAAAGAACGTGGCGCAGATGTGGAACTGATGAATGCTCTCGAGCGGCGTGCCATTAGCTATGTACTACAGGTCACTGATTGTGAAAACGTAAATGTCGATGATATCTTGAATACACATGTGGCTTACGGAGGGATGTCAAGAGAGATAGATGAGGGAGCGGTAGCGAATAAGATTGAACGTAGAGCTGTTGTTGACCTCCTTGAAGAGCCTCCGGGCCCTGAGGAAGATGGTAGTAACAAAATACTGCCAGGCTGCAAGGCTTATGCGCGTCATGTAGCTCGAACCTATAATTTGCAGGAGCATGAACTGAAGATAAGGCGAAGAGTGCAACAAGCACTCGACGCATCGGTGACGAAGACTAAGTATGCTATACGCGTTGTTAAAAACGTAAGTAGCATCTCACAGTCTATAGCCCGAATAAGTCAGTTCAAGAAATTTGCGAATATTAAGCTGGGAATGAAGGCAAACCTAGCGAAGGCATTCGGTGTACCACTAACGACAGGTGATAGTACTCAGGATGTCAAGACGGCTATGTTAATATCGTCCGAGGATCAACTCGCAGCACTGCGCTTATGGTTCTAGACAATATGACATAAGTCGAGCCCGTGGAGGGCAACCCAATAGTTTGGGAAGTATCA